GCTTTTTCTTCTGCTAATAATTTGTTTTTTAATCCAGTCGCTGCTTGGATATCTACACGAACTCCTAAGAACCGCATATCAACGAGGCAAGGGAATAGTTCGGTCTCTAATTCAAAGATAGAATTTATATCTTGATTATCTATTTCTCTTTTTAACATCTGCCAAAGTTCTAATGTTATGGCTGCATCTTTCTCTGCGTATTGACCTACATACATTGCAGGTAATTTATACATCTCACCTTTTGCATCCACTCCCCATTCTTTTGCTGCTGCATATAAGGCTGCTTCATCTTTAGTAGAACCAGTGTATTTTTTAGAACAAGTATTTAAATCAAAACGAAATTGATTCTCATCACAGAGTGCAGCGGCTATCATAGTATCAACTATTTTACCGTTGATAGTTAAACCCATAGATCTCAACCAACACACGTCATACATTGCATTGTGAAATATTTTTGTAGCTGGTGTTTTTAAAACATCTGTAATCCAGTTTAGAACCATTCTAAAGTCCATATTACCACCACCTTCGTGTGCTATTGGATAGTATCCTGACCAACCTTCTACAGCCACAGCAATACCTACAACTTCTCCATTCTTAATAATAGATCCTGATCCCATCTTCATAAGGTCTGGATCTTTTGTTTCTAAATCGATTGCTATCTCATCTCTGTTTGATAGATCTGGAAACTCTGTTGGTGGTAGCCATTCTGTTTGTGGTTTAAATATTGGTTTCTGTATCATCTTTGTTTACCTTTTCTATGTTAGTTAGTTTCTCTATATCTTCATATGGAACCATTGTAATTTTATCTAACCTACCTTCTCTTTGATAAACTTGATAAATACCTTTTCCTTTTTCGTAGCCTTTCTCCTGTAGTTTATTTACTACATGATTAAACAACTCTTGTCTATCTACAACTAACCAATACTTGTTTCTTTCAAAAACAATGTAGTCAGCTTTACCTTTTACCCAACCAGGTTCACCTCTAACATTTGTTCCTTCAACCCAAGCAATGTCGTCTTGAAAATTATTGTCCCATCTATTTTTCTTTTTCATTCCTTTGACATCAAACTTATAAACTTTGTGTTTAAATATTCCTTTGACATCCCAGTGTTCTTTCATGTTTTCATAATTGTTTGCCCACACTGGATTAGTTAAGTTCTTTGCAAACTTTTCTTCTGATATCTTTGCTTGTTTTACATATTCTTCCCAACTCATGAGTAGTCCCTCTCTAATATCATCTCTAAATAATGTATTGCTTTTTCTATATCTTGTTGTTTACCTTTTGACTGATGCCTACAAATATATTTTATAGCATTGCCTTCCGCGAATAATAATTTATTTTCGTTAATAAATTCTGCGGGTTGAATCTTCATCGAGCGATAGTGTTTCCCGCCTACCTGCTCCTCTAAAGAATTGTATGTTGTTCCTTTAAACATATCTTTATTTGTCATAGTACCTCCTGCATTGGATAACATTTATTTTCATCTTTCGGTCTTATAATGTGTAGATGTTCTTTAGTTCTTGTTGCACCTACATAAAATAATCTTGTTTCATCATCTTGGTTCTTGTCATATGATTTTTTTGTATTATGTGTAAGATCAGTAAGTAATACTACGTTATCTTCTTCACCACCTTTTGCACTGTGTATAGTTGATAGTTTGATCCGTGGTTCTTTGTTCAACATCTCACCATTACGTTTCATACGTCTTATATAATTAATTCTTTTCTGTCCTGCTTGATCAAAAGCTTCATACCAAATCTCTTTTGTTCCAAGTCCGTAGTCTTTTTGTAATTGATCTAAACTATACAAACTATTTTTTACCATTGATTTTAATTTATCCTTGTTCCATTTTTCTTTGCTAATGTATTTTGATATGCCTTCTATTTGTTTTGAATCTAGCATCTGTCCTTGAATCAAATGCTCCCAGTTCAAAGCTGCTTCTTGAATATCTTTTTCATACAACTTCTTAAATCTATTCTCGTAATAAAAACCTTTGTCTCTTATCGTATCTTCTAGTGGGTCTAACATAGATCTAGTTCTAGTTAAGACTAACCATTTACCTGATGACATATCTACATCTTCAAAATTATCGTACGGTGTAAGTTTTCCTTCATGTTGTTTTGGATTCCAGTTCTTATCTATTCTATTGTTAACTCTACCAATAATAGAACTAGCTAACTCATGTATTTTTCTTGGCACTCTTCTTGATTTAGTTAGTGGTAAAGGTTTTCCTTTTTGTGTGATAAAAGAATCTACATCTGCACCAGCCCATCTAAATATTGCTTGGTCATCATCACCTGCAATATAAGAGTCTACTGTTTTATCCCATATTGTCTTGACCATATCCCACTGCATTAAAGATAAGTCTTGTGCTTCATCTACAAATACTACATCAAAGTTTGGTGATTTATCTGACTTGATAAATTTTAAAATCATATCGTTGTAGTCTATGAGATTGTATTCTTTTTTATATCTATCTAGTTCGTTAGCTAAATGTATCAGTGTTTTGTATTCAACATCTTGATTGTGTTCTTTTAAATTATATTGTCTATCAATACTGATGTTTCTTAATTTTGCTAAATGTATGATTCTAAGATAATCACTTTTAGTTGTGAACAATCCTGTTTCCTCTTCATCATAATCGTTATAATCTAAAAATAAATTTTCTTTTCTACCTAGATCTTCGTAGTGTCTTCGTTGCATAACTTGATTCTTTTTAATACCAAGCATTCTAAACGCTAAAGAGTGTAGTGTTCTAAAGTATGGTAGATCATCTTCAGATAAATTAAACTTATCCATCGCTCTACCTTTTGCTTCGTTAGCTGCTTTCTTTGTAAAAGCAAAATATCCAATACGATCTGGATTAGTTGTTTTTAAATAGTCGTCTACTTTTTCTAAGAGAGTATGAGTCTTACCTGTACCTGGTGGTCCTAATACTATTGTTCTCATATTAGTACGGTGACTCCTCCTTCAGCTTTCTTTGTGTATGAGTATTCTCTGGTTTTTCAAAAGCATCTACTACCATAATAGTTGGTCTCTTCTTACCAATAATAATTCTATCATCTTTACAACTACAGTATTCTTTTAACATCTGTTGAGTGACCTGTGGTTTCTCTGGCCATTTCTTTCTTTGTAGATGTCCGTGATAAAATTTATGAAATATAAATTTGTGTTTGCCTTCTTCTGTATAAACATTTCCATTTAGTATATCTTTCTTTGTAGTCTCTGCAGCAGTTCTATTTGTGCAGAACTCTTCTAAGTGTTCTTTCAATTGATCTACTATTGATGATCCTTCTGGTGCTTTTATTATTTCTACACCCTGTAGTAATTGATCAACATATGTTTCAAATTCTTTCACTGTCACTCGTTTTGGTTTTTTATTTATTTGTTTTGCAACAGTTCGTCTAAACAATCTTTGTTCTATTAGATAGTCTATGTTATCTAGCTTAACTCTTTCACCATCTACATTTACCCAATAGTAAGGTTCGTCTAATTCTACTTTCTGTAAATCAGATAAGATTGGAAATACAGACTCACCACCAATACCAAACTTTCTAGTTCTACATAGTTTCTTATCACAATGATTACACATTGGATCTTCATTACATTTAAAACCTAAATCTTTACCATCATTAAATTTTATTTTACCTTGAACTATCTTATCATCTAAAGGTCCTTCAGGATGTTTTTCAAAGTATTTATAATTAAATGCATTTATCTTTCCTTGCCAACTCTCTGGCCATTTTCTTTTTGCATATTGTATGTATTGATAAAGTATTCTGTCTCTACCATCTTTTATTTCTGTTTGTGTTATTGATTCTAAACAAGGAGGACCATCACTAAACTCTGACTCTGGTCTTTTTATTTTTAAATTTTCTAATTGATCTGGAGTTATTTTATTTAATTGATATAGATTAAAAAAACCATCCAGACTAACAGCTTCTGCATTTTCATTGAAGCAATATCTTGTTGTATTTTTACAATTAAAGTATGGTAAATTAAGAAAGTTTCCTGTATCATCTTTGGATTTTAATTCTACTTGTTTTGGAAAAACTTCTGATCCACCATAACCTAGCACTGCACTAACGGATACTAGTTTATCTCTCATTAGTTTTGCTTCAACAGGAACTGTTGTAAAACAAAATACGTGTGCACCACCTGATTTAGATCTAAATACTAACAGTGGTAAATTTAAATTTTTAATTTTATCTATTAATTTTTTGTGGTCAAAACCTGCATAAGAATCTATATCGATACATCCCCATTTACATGTATTGTCATCTGTGATTGGTATAATACCTAGACTAGGTTCAATACCATTTAAGTGATTGTGCCACATTTTTTCTGTGACCATATCTCTTTGTACAAAAGATTTACCTTTTATCTTTTGACCATCGGCACCTTTCCTATCCACATAAGTAACGCCATGAGCCCTATTCAAGCCCTGAAATATTTTAATAAACTCGTCCATAATTTTTAAAGGGCGGTGTCCACTCTCGCTTCTCCGCCCTCTACCTAGGATTCTATTTAGTATGGCGACTTTTCTGTTTGTTCAGTTTCACCTTCATGTTTAACTTCAACTTCACCTTTGCTAATACTAGCAGCGAAGTCTTTAGCTATCTTGTAAGATGACTGATCTTGAACAGGTCCAATTTTACTGATGTCCCAACCAAACCATGATCCTTTGTCGTTTGTCAATTGAACTGACTTTAACTTATAAACATGGCTGAATGTTGGCGGAGTGAATAAACCTTTTTCACCCTGCATTTTGATTGACATCATCATAGAGTTCCAACTTCTACTTACCTTTAGTTGTGTTCTAGTCATTGATACCAACGCAGTAGAAGGAACAGTTCCAAGAACTACAACAAAATGATTTGCTGTATTCTCAAGATAATTACCATTTGGTAATACATCTCTGTTCATCTGATCTCGTTTAGTTGTTTTTACAATAGGATCATCTACTGCATGTATACTAACAAGACCTCCCCCTAGCTCTCTAGGTTTCCACTGTAGGTATTTTCTTTCATAAGAACAAGGTAAAACCTCTATACCTTTTGCACCATCGAACAATTCTTTAGTGACAGAGTTTAATATCATTCCAGGTTCTGCACCTTGAACGTATTTACCAGCATCTCTTTTGTTTACCTCTGGAGATAACTGACCCAAAACTTTTATAAAGGGTAAAGCAAGATCTTCTTGCTCCATGTTTTGAGAACCTACATTTGCATCAGCTTCAAATATATTAGCAGCCAAAGCACCTGTTTGTTTCTTAGCTATGTTTGTTTCGTTTTTCATATTTATTTTTTCCTTTTTATTGTTGTCTTATTTCCAACGAATACGCTGAAAATTTCCGCTGGCATAGGTTTCCCTGCCTCGATACGCTCACGGACTAGCGCTTTCAGAGTCATGGGTTCAACCTTCAACTTCTGTGTTGGTTGAAGCCCTTGACCCTTCGCAAGTTCAGCATATTCTGCTGCCTTGTTGTCTTCGCCACGGCCGAAAGATACTACTACTTCATTCTTAATAATATCTCCCAAACCGTTACTTCGAAGCCAGTTATACGCCGCTTCTTTATTTGCTTGTGTAATCGTAGCATTATAGAACGGCTTAACATCTATCTGTGATCCATCCATAAGTTTGAGTTGAGATAGTCCCATCTCAGACATCATAGTTGGAATTATTTCTCCAGACAGAAGTTCTAAATCTTTTTTCCGTTGTTTGAGTTTATCTTCAATTCCTTCTATTTCAGAAACTAAAGATTCCATCTTTTGTACTTCATTAGATAAAAGTTTTAAGTTTTCACTTTTATCTAGTACATCTGTTTTGTCTTGTTCAAAGTTTATA